TAACTTCTTCTGGCCAAGCCCTAATGTTGTTCTTGATATCATCATTAAGAACGCCTATTGTATATAATTTTTCAGTTAGTTTTGTACCAATTGTTTTGATATCTTCTTTAGAAGTGACTATATCGACCCCAAAATGCTCTCCTGCATCAGTCCATCTTTCAGGAGTGATTAGTGCAGAACGGCTATCAAGGTTATTCATTATCTCAATGATATACTCATCGAAGCCTTTCTCAAGGAAGACTCCAAATCCTGTATGAGCCCTACCAACAGAACCGTGTTGTTCTGATTCTTGGTCCCAAATATCAACTGCAACATCAAGATACGAGAATATAGCAACCATTAACTTGGCATAATCTGTAGGTAATTCGATTACCAAATCAACTGTAGAGCGGAACGAGAATTCAGCAAACAGTTTAAGTCCGACTGGGTGAACTAGTTTCTTTAGAACTTCTCTATATGATTGAATAGGTACATTTGACCTAACAACATACGAGAAATCTTGGTAGTAATCGTTATCTTGTAGTTTTCTATCAGAGGATAAGAATGCACCAGAATCTAACCAACGACCATTCGTTTTCCATACTGCGGTTTTTACGAGTGGCTGAGTTTCTAAATTTAATAGAACTTCACATTCTTCTCGTGTTAGAGGAGGAGTATCGATACCCGTTAGAATGTCGTGTTGAACGTCTTGAAGTATTTTTGATATTTCGACTACTGGGAACCAAACAAGGAATGCAGATTCGCCAAAGTAAGGGGAATTCTTATCCATACCGCCAGGGTGCATTGCGGCTTTACAATCAATCTCAGTAGTGTATGTGCCTAATGTAGGCCAATCTGTAGACGTAGAACAAAATGATTCAGATGGGTTTTCCCAATAATTATTAGCGGCTACGTTGAATAGTTTCTCACCGAGTTCAAAATCACCACTTACTTCTAATAGATTAAACTTAGTCCAATCAGTATCAGTTTTGCTAATAACGGCAGTCGATTGAGAAATTAATCCTTTTACTAAAGAACCACCCTCTCTGTTAATACCAGCGGCGTGAAGATAGTGAACTTCATTTGGATGACCAGTGATGTTAATCCACTTATCAGTCCATCTATGTCCGTTAACAATACATTCACCTTCGGTTCTTATGCCGTCAGAGATGATTAGTGCTTTATACGGAATTACTCCTGAAGTTCCTACATCTTCAAATATTAATTCGTCTTTTAAGAATACACCATTTACTTCTGTTAATAGTATTTTCTCATAATCTGTTGTTGATAGGGACTCGTCCATATCCACGAATGCTGTTGCACCAGACGTTTGACCTATAATCTTTTTGTTGTATATGTCACGTACAGTCGCAGGCAATTGTACATAATCAGTCGCACCATAATACTCGTGGTTAACGTCTGAAGATGCGTGGTCAGTTAGTACCGTAAGCCACTGCGGCTCATACCATACAGAACCAGAAGCGTTCATTATCCATTGTTTTGGATACATCGTATCAACATCTGTATTGAAATCTCTCCTGAAGAGAAATTCTAGTGCAGAGGTAGTACCCTTCTGCCTATATACAGGTTGAATATTCTTTGTAAGGAAGGATTTGTCTGTGGTTTCAACCGTTGGGTCAATAGAAGTGTGAGGAGTACCGTGTAGATACTTCGCCTCAAACTCTGGAATAAAGTTGTCGAGTGCGTGGTCAACATCGATATTCTGAATTAAATCGGTTATCTGATTATATTCACCTAGTTCACCGTTTACACCAGTTTCACGTTCCAAATACTCAAAGTATTTCCGTATGAACGTGATGAACATAGGATGGTCTTCCCGAACATAGTCGGGAACCATTCTCTCCACAAAGACAGATAAAAACTTAGCAGGAGTTTTAGTAAAGTTATCGTTAGCCATTTGTTACTAATTCCCCAATCAATTTATACTTTGCATCGTTACACTACTGTTATTTAGTATTAACAAATTACTTCTTATGGCAGTAATGTCATTAGATTGCGGCGTAGCGTACAAACTAATTACTGAGTTAGTGTCAAGAACTGGTCTAAAACCAATCAACTCTATAATTCCATTTTCATAATCGACCGTTCCTTGTTCTGTATTCAAAAATTGTTCGTTTACAATATCGTATAATAGTATGTTCCCTTGCCCATCATCAAGTAGAGCATATTGTGTTCCAGTATCTGAGTTTCCAAATACAGAGGAGACCGCAGTACCAGGAGTAATTGCGTTATCATATTTAAAGATATAGTTACCAACTGTGTTGGATGCTTGAATGTAGAATTTCTTATAGAATTTAATAGAAGTTAAGTTGTTACTAATAGATTCATCTGCAACATCAATAACACTTCCGAGTCTAGAATATCTCATAGTGACTTTAAATGCACTGATTTCTGAATCAAAGAATTGTTTAATATCAGCAATAATCTTTGATTGAATTTCTCCAGCAGACAATGAAGTCAGTACAGGATTATATTTAACTGTAGTAAGAACATCAAGATATGTATATTCTGGTGCAGTGATAATAGGGTTAATCGCCAACATATTATATTTTGCTAATATGTCAGTAGTTAATTTTTGTTTAGTGAGAGGCGATAGTTCAAGCCCGTGTTTAGGCTTAATACAAATGAATACTGCTCCATACTGAGGAGGGTCATTATCTTCTCCGCCCCAAACTGCAATAGAATCAATATTAGGATACTTCTCAATAAGAATCGTCTTGTAATCTTCTGCCGTAACTGCTCTGTCTTGACGTTCATAGGCACGAGGCGCAGTCAACTTGATATTATCAGTTGATTCTGCCGAAGCACCAAGAGATGATATATCTACAGTGTTTAGCGTGACGTGGCTCGCTGTATAGACGTTATCAATAGTCGATTCAAGTGCAAACGTCTGTTCATTAATAGTTGAAGTGTAGTTACCTGGCGCACCTTGTGTAGAAAGATACGTAATTTGAATTTTCTGTCCATCAAGAGGAATCTTTCCGAAGATTCCATTACCAAAGTAAATCTCTGATACTCCATCAAGTCCTTCTTGAAGGAAGTATGAAAGTGAACTAGGACTCATTTCAGATAATACTTTTCCGTTATCCCAAGGCTTATCGTTCACAAGCATTGTAATTGTAGAGCGGTCACAAGTTTCATCTTTAATGAAGAATTGTTGTCCGTCAGCGGAGGAATCAAATGTCCATTCAAGGGCTTTTAATTTGCCTTGATGGAGTTTAATTTCTCCTGTGAACTCGCCACCCTCATCAGCGAAAATGTTGATTGTGCTAAGGTTAGTAAATACTTGAGGTACGCCTGTAATGTTAGAAACAAACTGAGTGCCCTTTCCAATAATAATATATTGGGGGTCATATCCAGTCGTGTCGAATGTTAATTTAACAATGGCTTCAGAGGCGGTAACTGATTTTGGAATATATCCAATTGCTTTTGCGTGAGATACTACAGAATTACGTAGCGTAGCCGTATCCAGGAACGCTTCGTTGATTGCCATATTAGTATGAAATCCCATATAATGAGTAGTGTATGCCATAATATCAAGCATTACACTCATACCAGAGCCATCAAAGTCGTAATCTAAGAACTCATTCTGTCCTTTTAGAAAGGTTTTAATATTCTTCTTAATTCCATCAAACTCTAGGTCCGATAAATCTAATGCTTTTGTATTCTTTGCCATTTTCTGCTACCTCAATCTATTTAAGAAGAAATCTAATTGTACTGGTGAGCCAGAGTTTATGGGAGTATATGCAATGGTTACATCATATCCATTCTTATCTGGGTCTGCTTTGACCACGACACTTTGTAACTCAATACGAGGTTCAAACGTATTAATAGCCTGTTGGATTGCCCCTTCCAGTATAACACGAGTTTCAGTAATCATTGGCTCAAACAGTGAACTGTATATGGTAGAGCCGAAATCCTTCTGAAAAACTCGTTCTCCTTGCTTTGTCTTTATGATATTAATTACCGAACCATTGATAGCATCCACATCTGAACGACCAACTATATCGTTGGTCATAGGATGTACCAACATATCGAGGTCTAAATCTCGATATTTTCTGCTTCTCATCGTTCTAATAGGTGCCGGCATTCTTAAATTCCTCTGTATATACTATATTTATACTTATCCGTTGGTAATCACATCACCAGAACCCGTTTGATTTGAAGAGCCACAGTCAATAGCATCACCAATTCTTGCAAGAGGCAAACTGTTTACGAATACATTAGGGCTTCCAGATGCTTGTGCGCCACCGTGGTCAACACATACTGGACATCCGTGTTCGTTCCAAGGGTCGCCAACTCTATGAGCACCCAAACTATTTATCAATACATTACCAGAAGCACCAGCATTATCTCGTGATGGATAACATCCGTGACCTGTGCATATATCAGTTAATCTTACGGAACCTGGCATCTTTATCCTTACGTTTTCGTAAACTTGTCAAAATTGAGAGAAGGCAATTCGTTAGTATCAAACGCCTTCTTTGTTGGAAGAGTTGATTTCGGATTAACATTTTTCTTATTAGTGAATTTTCCATATGATTCCACTGCGGTTTTACCAGAGCCTGAGTTAGCAGTACCTTTAGCACATACCCAACTTCCGTTTGCGTTCTCACAAACTGCTTTAGATTTAGCGTTTTTAATATCATAGGAAGAACTGCCGCCAGAAGACCCAGTATTTGCGGCAACGGACGCTATCCATTTGCCTTGATATTTAGTACAAGCGGCTTTACCTGGCAGGAACGGGTCTACTTTCTTTGCTCCGTATTGAGCAACTACCACGACTTGAGCAGATTGATAGACGTTTCCATCATCGCCCATTACATATTCTCCTGAACCAGAGTTCTCTGCGGCTGTAACCTTCTGGAGAAATTCAGTAGTGTAGAAAGAGGGTTCAATTAACTTATATCCATCAGGGAATGCTAAGCCTGAGAAGTCACAGGCACCAACTTCTTTAGTAGATGCTACGGCAGCCTTTGCCTCACACGTACAAGTTTCAACTGCGGAGAAGTCTCCGGTCTTCATTGCTTTCTCAATAACTTCCATTGATTTATGATATTCTGAAATATCTCCACCAACATTAGATAACTGTGTGTCAAAATTATTTACTGCGGCCGCTCCTTGTCCGAAGTTTGCAGTTCCCGGCATCACAGCGGGCAGTACAAAACTCGCTGAGTCTATTGGTGTAAATGGTGTTGGTGTAAATGCGTCAAATGAATCGGCTTTCGTTGATGCTCCAGAAGGGGAATTAGTTGATATAGGAACGCCTGTTCCAGGTAAAGAGACACTAACATATCCTTTAACACTATCACGAGTTTTCCCTGCGACTGGTGGTGGACCACCTACCAACGCTGAAGATGGACTTGATGGTGGAGGATTACCAGTAATAGAGCCGAATGCTTTTCCTAATGTAATTGCAACTGAGCCCATTGCGGCTTCAATTGAGCCTGCAACCTTGACTTCGTTGTCTGTCATCTCCTTTGTGTTCCACGTTCCCTTCTTGGCTTCACAATGAGCCTTGTTTCTATTTGCTGATTGGTCACTACCACCAGAACACCATCCGACTACGTGTATCTTTGCAACAGCGTTCTTTTTCTCATTAACTGCTTCGTATTTCTTGTTGGCCGCATTAGCAATAAAGTTATCTTTTGAAGGTGAAAACCGTGCAATGCCAGAGGATACACTTACCGAAGAAGCCGATAAAACTTCTTTAGTGAAATCTGATTGTGCGCCTTCAGGAACTATCCAACCGACACCATTAACATATTCCATTTCATCAGAAGAATATTGTACATCAACTAAGTCTTTACCAGTTTTGATTGAATTAGATACAGTACCGAAAGTTTTAAGTCCAACACCAGTTGCTTGTTTGAATTTTGGTACTGACGGTATTCCACCAACTACTTTTCCTAAGAAATCTCCTAACGGAATAATAGGATTCGTAGGTGTTGCTGTAATGCCGGTGGCCTTTTGATACAATTTAATAATATCTTCCATCACTGGTTCAGTAATATGCTCTAACATCTTGTGATTATTTACAAGGGCACAAGGGTCACCAGTGGCTAATTTAGCAAAGGCAGCCCATTGTGCTAATTTATTAAGAGCGGCCTGCATATTATCAAGGTCTTTTTGAATTAATCCATTCAAAGATTTAGTCATATCAGAACACATATTGTTATACTTACCAACAAGTTCCTGGATGATTGGTAAACTAGCCGTCATATTTGCAAGTTGTGTTGCATCAGTGGCATTAACTAAAATGTTTCTTGTCCGACGTTGAATCTGGCCTAAGTCGCCCAGTCCTAAAGCATCGTCTATTACACCAGCACCTTCAAAGAGTGTGGCAAATCCAGCGACACAATCAATGTCTGCTTCATAGTCGCCTAATGTTCTCGCAAGGTCTCTACCTGCTTGTTGAATACCAGAGTTTTTAATGTAATCTGTTTGTGCGCCTAGAATGGCATTAAGTGCAGTATCACCACATACTGAAAAGGCATCAGATAAATCTTGGACCTCTTGCAGTACCGACCAAATTTCTTCGCCTTGCTGACCGTGTACAAAGAGAACATCTTGATTTATCTTATCTGTGATAAACAAATCTCTAGCGGCCGTTTTCATTTTCACCGCAGTACCGTGAGCAGGCGACTCTAATACAGTACCTACTTTCCCTAAAGCATCATTGATGCCAGAAAAATATGAAGTACCAGTTGCCGCTTTAATGGCATTCGCTGGTGAACCTAATAGATTCGATAAATTTACCACTTACTTACTCCCTTACATAAACAATACTTGATTGATTCGATTATGTTCTTTAAACATTCCAAGGTCGACATTTTGTCCGTGAAGAACCTCTGATTGATATAATGCCATTCGATTGTATTTCATCTCTATTCCGTATTCACAAGTATATGGCTTACCACCATCAACTTTGGATTTAATATATTCAAACTCTACATCATCAATTTCATCTTCTTTGTCTATCAGCCACTGTGGAGAATAGTTGTCTTTTAGACTCATTTCTCCAAAATGACTATACAAATTTGTACCACCTGCACATTCTTCTGGAGAATTTAAATACACCACACTTCCAAACTGAAAGCCGGGTCCTGGGTCACTCTCACAATAATCTTGGTGAGGGATTATTCCCATTGGATTCTCCTTTAAGAGAGAATCATTTAAAACATTCAACAAGAATATTTGATTGTTCCAATTCTCATTAAACTTCTCTTCATTAAAGTCTCCGAAGTAATTCTTACAGAGATGATAATATACGGCGTTTAACTTTTCCTTTACTTCTGGAGTGTTTACAATTCCCCTCGTTCCTGGGAATGCACCCTTCAACTCTCTTGAACTGACATAATCTAAAGATAATGCAAGGTCCCTAATTTCATCAGGATTCTTGTAAAAATTATCAATAATAACTGCCCTTCTTCCTTTGATATCTGTAACCACTTCTATCTTCATCTTTTCATTTACTTCAAACATTATATATTTTCCTATGGATTTAAGTGAATTACTGAACCTTTGATTGTATGTACTCCACCCGATTGGTCTAATTTCGTTCCACCAGTTTGAATATCTGTATTGCCACCAATAGTGACTGCCCAGTTTCCATCAATTTGTGTGGTAGCATTTCCCTTAACGTGAGTGTTCAAGTTGCCATCAACTTGTAGATGTGCATCACCATCAACGGTTATATACATATTTCCACCTAGTCCATCAACAGGATTGGGCTTAACGTGTATATAATCATCTCCTAATGTAATCTTATAATTGTCTTTTTGAATCTTTGTGACTTTAGTTCCGTCTGCTCGTATTTCTTCAAATGTACCAGATTTGTGCCATTTCATAAGGCGTTCTGCATCTAGTGTATCGTCCCATTCCTCTACGTGACCGCTCTCGCTTGCTCTTACGTGGTTTAATGGATACACTGCTTTGAACGGATTCTCTGGCTCATCCCAGGTGGCTCCAAGTGCAATGCCTACTGCCATATCTTCAACACGACCACCAGCAGTATCAAGAGGAGTTGGTTTTGAGTCAACAACTTCCATATCAGGTGGTGACTTAAAATCTACTCTTGCTCGTCTATGTGTATCTGGCTCAATCAAATGTGTGGCTTTTGGATAAAGTAAATTGGGGTCATTAAATCCGACCGGTTTTGGGGCTTCCATAGGGAATCCACCAAATGTTCCCATTACAATAGGCTCTTGTGCGTTTTCACCATCTCTGAAGAATCCTATTACCCAAGTTCCTTCAACACATCCAAGTGGAGTTGTTCCAATTCCATTCATTGCGGCACTAGTTATAGGTTGCATAGGATGTGCCCACGGTAAATCTTCAGTGGGAATGCCGACATCTTCACCCAAAGTTCTCTGTTCTGTGTGAAGTCCAGCAATACGTACCTTCATTCTTCCCAATTTCATAGGGTCTCGCCTGTCCTCTACAACACCCGTGAACCAAATAAATCCGTCAAATCCCATAAATTGCATAATATATCTCCCTAAGCCCGTGACGGAATGGTGATTGCTGGGTCTGAGAAGAACCCATCTTTCATACATTCTAGTGTCATCCAATAGCCATCATTGTTAATTTTGTGATGAATTGCAGTTACTAACCAAGCACCTGTCGAGTATTGGTCTTCAGAAATTTTTCCTTGTCTCAACTGAGTAGGTATTCGTAGTATCACTACATCGCCCGCAAAGATATTAGAATCTCCTGGAATGTCAAACTTGACTACGGTATTTCTCAATTCTGTTCTCTTCATATCATATAAAGGATAATGGCTTTTCTCGCCCTTATCGTGAATATCATACAAGTAATTCGCACTCATAAACCCAGTATGTTGGTCTACGTTAAAATCTTTAAATGGCTTTCCAGGAGGACCGTTATAACCAATACCTTCTGCTAATACTTTGTCTGCTTCGCCATCATACTCTACTGTATATTTATCTAATTTCTTCTGTAAAATATTATGTGTCAGTATAGAACTAGCATATGAACCACTAGTTTGAGCCAGAGGAATATTAAATCTCTGTACTTCTTGATACTTTTCCATCATAGAACCATCGACAGATATCCCTTTCCCGTGTTGTTGTACTTTAACAGGCATATCTTTTAGGGTTAATACTCGTTTAGGTTCTTCTAATTTCATCTCATCGACAGTCATAAATTTAAAACCATCGTTATTCTCAAAGAATAAATAGTTACTTGCCCCGTCTGCCGAAACACTATTCTTTGCAAGAAAATTAATCAATTGGAAAGGATTCCAATTTGGCACTACAGTATTCTTTTCGTGTAGTGACGGGGTCGTTTTCAATTCAGTCCATTCTTTAGCAATGCCGCCCAAGGTACCGAACTTCAAAATCTTCACCCCAACATAATCAACTATTTCAGAAGCAGTCATTTTTAAGAATGAGCGACTAATTTTCTTTTGATTATTTACGAATAGATATGGTGATGTGACTCCAATGTGATATGTTGTAAACTTGTCGTTCCTGCTACCACCACTTATACTACTAATTCTGAATTCTTTTTCTAGATTAGCACTCGTGCCCATCGTCTGATTATCAGTTAATATTTCAAATAGAATTTTCTCTTCACCAGAACCCACAATACCTTGAGCCTCAACAAATCCAGTTCCGTCTCTGAGTAGTATATCACCGAACATACAGTTATTATATATGGATTCAAAGATAGAGAATTGGTCAATGATGCTACTCATCTCAATGCCTTCTCCTTCCATATTAAAGAATTCAGCATTCCAGTTAGAAGTTGCTTCTGGTTGTAATGTTTCAAAACTACTTTGTGCCATAATGTATTATTCCTGTACTTGTTTTTTAATCGTTCTCATCCACGCCTTAAATTCCTTTTCAATCTTAGGAATATTTTCTGGTTTGAGTAGAAAGATATTTCTTAGTTTGTCGTTCTTATAGATTTCCCAATCAAAATTTGTGATAGGTACTCTATCGTTCTCTGGACTATCTTCCTCAAATTGAGCATATTCTTGGTCTTCCCAATGATGAATTCCAGTTCTACTTGGATATGCCAAATCAACATATCTATATACTTCTGCTTCTGTTTTTACCCAATCATAGAATGGGTCAATAACTTTATTAATAGTGCATACTATCCACCACAAATCTTGGTCTCCATATGCGGCCTGTGCCACTTTTTCTGGAGTCATATCTTCTGTAATTCTTATTGTGTAGTATAGTGCCTCATATTTAGTGACGCTAGCCAACAAGTCTATTCTATGGGTGATATCTGCAATAGTGACTCCATTATAAGTCAACTTAGGAAGAGTTGAAGAATATTTCATTAGAATCCTCCTTGAATTTCGCTTTGTGTAACAATAGAAGTCTCTTTGATGTTTAGTGTCAGTTGAGTTTCAACTGGAGCACCGTCCATATACGCATTCCAAGTTCCTGTTGGAGTATAGTTTACATCAACACTTAATATGAATGAATCTTTAATCCTAAATAGATGCGGATTGATTGCATCTTTATACCAGAACTCTACAGATACCGTTGGCGGTATTCCTAATCTTCCGATTGCTCGTAGTACAGTTTTGTCGCTACCAGCTAAACCGGTCTTCAGACCCGCATTACCATTTGTCGCAAACTTGGCAATTGCTCCTGCTTGTTCTTTGCTATCTTGTACTTCTCCACCAAACATACCTGCTGTGGCAGGAGTTGCGAAGCCTTTCAAAGCCCTTACAATAGATTCAATTGCTTTCTGCTCCTCTGGATTCTTAGGAGTCATTCTCCAAGAAAATGTATGTGCCCGAAGAGATGCTCCGTCATACACTAATCCCATTTGTTGGTTCGCTATAGAACCTTTAGCCATTTTAGCAGAAGCATTCATACCAGTGAGACCTGCGCCTGCTTTGGTCACTTCTTGGGCTATTCCATTAAAGGTAGAAACACCAGCATCTGCAACTGTACTACCTATACTCGCAGACTGTGAAGTTAGTCCTCGATTGACCATAACATCTTCTGTTTCTGTAAAGTTTTGATTATATGCAGTACCCAAATTCAGAGGCATAGGTAACCATATATCAGCGATTTTATACACCGCTAAGTCGTGGTTCTGTTGTTCAAGGGGAGAAGTCGGTGTAAGTGGTGTCCAGGAGTTAACTGTAAGTTTAGTCCAGAAATTACCAGCAGAAATGTCTTCTAGAGGAAATTTGAATCCTTTCGGACCGCCACCAAAACTTATGGACAATGAGGCTCCACCTTCGCTTACGTTTACTTTTATGCCTGCCATTCTATTGAACCTCTGCTAGTTGAAGGGTAAAAAACATCTCTTATGTTTCTCCTTATTGACTCTTTGAACTATTTATATAAATAATAGCGATGGCACATAAAGGTAAGTATAAAGTTCAGAATCGCTCTAAATACGTTGGTGCAGTTGATAATGTAGTATATAGGTCATCTTGGGAAAGACGTTTTATGGTGTATGCTGATACGAGTGTAAAGGTAATCAAATGGAACAGCGAGGAACTCGTAATTCCATATGTAAGCCCAGTTGACGGCAAAGTGCATAGATACTTTCCTGACTTCTGGATGGAAGTATTAGAAGAGGGCGGTAATACTAGAAACATAGTGATAGAAGTTAAACCTAAGAGCCAGTGTTCGGCTCCAGTAATGGGCAAAACTGCGAAATCTAAATATCGTTATCTAAGAGAATTAAAGGTGTGGAAAGTGAATGAAGCAAAATGGGAACACTGCAAAGATTTTTGTGAAGACAGACAATGGCAGTTTAAAATACTCACTGAGGACCATCTGGTAAGGTAATATGGCAATAGCAGTCGCAAAAAAATTGATTCAAATAGCAGTAGGGACCGAAAAGGTCGCTAGTGATGGACAGAAATATCGTTATCTCGGAAAGCAATGGGGTAAAATTGGACGCACTGGCAAGACTGGTCAGATGGCGAAAAGAGGCATTGGGGCAGAATTAACTGCTTCTCAAATGACTGCCACTAAGAGGCCATCTAAGGCAAAGTTAGCAAGAAAGTCTGCCGCTTGGTTTAAGACTAAAGTTGGTGATTCTGCTAAAGGAATGAGGAAAAGAGCAGTATTAAAACCGGGTAGAATGTATACATATGGTTATGATGCAAAAGGCAAAGCAACACTTCCTTATTGGGATAGATTCCCTTTAATTATATGCTTAGATGTATATAAAGATGGATTCCTTGGATTGAACTTCCACTACCTATCTCCTATTGAGCGTGAGAAGTTTTTACGTAAAGTATTGAAGTTTGCTAGTGAAAAGGGTGACCCAGAGAAAATGTCTGATAAAGCACATTTTAGGATTAGTTGGGATGCAGTCAAAAACATCAACGGGGCTGACAAGATGATACATAAATACTTATACGGCCACGTAAAGACAAGTCTTTTAGAAGCCCCGGCAAACGAATGGGAAAATGTTATATATTTACCATATCAGAAATTTGTTGGTGCCTCGGCGAAATCAGTTTGGGGTAAATAGAAATGAAGATATCAGAATTCAGTAATCAGGCATACGGTAGTTATTACGACTATCTAAGGACTAACCTATTCAGTGTAGAATTCTATAAACCAACTGGTCTCCCAGAGTTCTATAATGGTGCATCAGATGCCAACACCAAGCGGCTGTCTTATATGTGTAAGTCTATTTCAATACCGGGCAAATCAGTAGGCACAATTGATGCTAAACGATTTGGACCAATTTTTAAAGTAGCAAATGATATGATTGTCGATACAGTAGCAATGACTTTTATGTGTAGTGCCCAAGATATGCTGGAGCATCGGTTCTTTGAGGGATGGATTGCGGCTATAACAGGAAACGTCAAAGACGCAGGAAGACAGAAATATACATTATCGTATTATGACCAATATTGGAGTACCCTTAGAATTGTTCCAGTTACAAGACTTCACGCACAACAAACTCCATCTGTAATATTAGAAGAGGCTTATCCGACTAATGTAGGACCGATAGAATTAGCGTGGGGAGATAGTTCAGATGTTGCTACCTTTACTGTTACCTTTACAATGAGAGACTGGCGCTGGGATGGAGATTCAACTTACTGGGCCGACAGTGAAAATTAAATTTATATAAAATAATGGAGTGATAATTATGGCTTTACCGAAAATTGAAACACCGATTTACACATTAAAATTGCCTTCTAATGGCAATAGTGTATCATATCGACCATTTCTTGTGAAAGAAGAGAAAATTCTTTTAACAGCAATGGAAGGGGCTAAGACCCTAAAGGGCACAGAATTTGCTACCGCAGTGAGAGATGTGATTATTAGAATCATTTCTAACTGTACTGAGGGAAAGATAGATGGTAATAAATTACCAGCGTTTGATGTAGACTTTCTATTTTTGAATATTAGAGCGAAGAGTCGTGGAGAAATTATTGAACCGTCCTTTACTTGTAATCAAGAAGTTGATGGGGCTACGTGTGGACAGACCGATAAGTTTTCTGTTAAGATTGATACGATTGCGATTGATTTTGCAGAGGATGACCATTCTAAAATAATGCTGAATGACCAAGTCGGAGTTCAACTTAAATACTTGACTACTGAAGAATTAGCATATCACGATTCAGAAAAAGATACAATCGAAAAGATGTTTAAAGTTATTGTTGATTCTATTGATTATGTATTTGATGGAGAAGGAGTTTACAAAGGCTCAGAAACATCTAAGACAGAATTGACAGAGTTCGTAGAGAATTTACAAGAACCTGTTTTCGATAAAATTAAAGATTTCTTTGCTAATCAACCTACACTGAGGCACACTATAGATTATAAGTGTTCTAAATGTGGACATAGCGAAGATGTAGTATTGGAGGGTCTGGAGGATTTTTTCGGCTTTGCATAAGTTATGATAATCTTATAAACCATTATAAGACTAATTTCCAACTTATGCAACACCACAATTACAGCCTCAGCGACCTAGAAAATATGTTGCCTTATGAACGAGACATTTATGTTCGTTTATTGAGTCAATGGTTAGAAGAAGAAAAAGAACGGCACAATGCAACTTAATAGATTGTAAGGCGGAGATAAGATGAGTACACCGACATTAATGAAAATGATGGCCACTTATGGCTTGGCCAAAGAGGGTATAGGCAAAGTCAAAGGTGGAATTGACAAGGTCAAAAAGATTACGGGTACTGGCTCTGCTACAGAAAGAATGGACAACAAGATTGCCAAGGAAGCGGCGAAACAGGCGAAGATAGTTGCTAAAGACGCCGCAGACGCCCGTCACGAAGAGGCAGTTGAATATCTCCGTAAAGATGGTGAGTTTTATCAGAAGATGCTTGATAAGATGTCCATTATGTCTGAGAAAGTAGAGGTGGCGACAGAACAAAAAGCAGAAACAAGTACAACTGAGCAACCTCAAAGTTCCGAAACTAAATCCAAAGCCGTTCCTACTATCACCGCCGGCAGTTCAATTGGTAAATCACCAGATTCTTCTAGTGTAAAACCAACTGAAGGTGGTGTCGTACTGAATACAGATGAAGCAATGCCTGTTACTAATGAGGCATTGAATGAATTACTAGAAGGCCAAAAAGAATTACTTGCTATTGATGCCCGAAGAGATAAGCGTGAAATCAAAGCAGAACGTAGAGCATTAGAAGACCGTAGAGATAAAAAGGGACTGGGATTGCCCAAAAAGAACGGTGCGCCTCTGTTGAATAAGAAAGCCGCAGGTGGTTTATTTTCTACAATCGCTTCTGGACTTGCGTCTGTGCTTAGTGGACCAATTGGCAAAATTGGATTAGCAGTTGCTGGTATGGCTACGGGTCTAACTGCTCTGAAGATGATGCTCAATAAAATTCCTGGAGTAAACCTCAAGGTCGATGACCCTGATAAAAAAGGACCAAAGAAGACCGTACCAAAACCCAAGCCAGGCGCAGACAAATCCTTATTGAAGGCTGCCGAAGAACAAAAAATCAAAAACGCTAAGAAGGCGGAAATAAAAAAAGCAAACGCATTAAAGAAATTTCACGCCATCGAAGCGGCGGCAGAGAAGAAGAGGTTAGCACTCAAGCCCAATAAAGTTTCTGGTGTAGTTAAAGGCGTAGGAATTAACGGACCTGCTGGTGGTTCCAAACCAGGAATAGCAATAGACAAATCTAAAATTACAGTGGGTAGAGCCCCTAATGGACAGTTCACTCCATTGAAACAGCCAGTGACACCGAAGATTTCAACTGCTCCTAAGATATTCAGCAATCCACCAGGTACTCCTCGAAATATTAATACCACTCCACCGAAGATGCCAGTGTTTAAAAATCCACTAGGTTCTCCTGGAAATATTAATACCACTCCTCCAGTAAAACCAAATAAAATATTCAGCAATCCAAAAGGAACGCCTAGAAATATTAATACGTCACGAGTACCACCAGTTGAACCAAATAAAATATTCAGTAGAAATATTAATACGTCACGAGTACCACCAGTACCGAGTGCGGCACGAGTACCACCAGTACCGAGAACTCCAATCAATGCAATGACTTTGGCTCCGAAGGGTAATATGTTGCCCAACTTTTCAAATACACGCATTGCTAACTCCAAGGTTGGAACAAAAACTGCGGAAATTACTGCTAAAGCGGTTACAAAACTGGCAGAGAATACACCTACTATAATAAAAACTACCGCACAAACTGCCCTCAAAACTGCATCAGTAATTGCAACAAAGGCGGCTGTTCCGTTGACTATTATCGCATCCGGGTATGAAGCCTTCACAACAGAAAATGACGATACCCTGAACAGAGATGAAAAGAATGCTAAACACGTTGGAACAGGTGGCGGATTAGCAACTGCAACTGCAATGGGTATGGCAGGTGCCGCGGTTGGCTCAGTTGTTCCAGTAGTTGGAACTCTTATCGGTGGACTTACCGGGGCCGCAATAGGCTACTTTATGGGAAAATATGGTGGAGAGAAATTAGGGGAAGAGTTATTCCTTGACGGTAAAGAAATTGGTGACCCAACACTAGAAGCCTCTGCATCTGAAGGCGGTAAAGGTGGTGAGACTAAAGAAGAAATGGATATGGTATTGGCCAAGCAAGCCCAAGATTCTGGTGCAGTAGACATTGGATGGGGTGATGCAGATATCGATGACTTAGAAAAGTTAAAAGATTTAACTACAGAACAAGTTCAGGCTCTTCTTGACGTAGAGACTTGGTCTAAAGCAGATGAAGAAATGCTGAAGAAAGTTCTTGATGCTAAGAAAAATGGACTAACAATAACACACGATGATGGTGGTTGGTTAGGGAAAGAAAGTCTTGAATTTGAAAAGGGCTCAGACACGGCGGAAAATGCCGCTAAACTTTCACCAGTTAAACATCTAAATGCAGATGGAACCCCATACGTTGAACCGAATACTCTTGCCGCACAAACCAAACGTGCCGAAGGTATGCCAGAAAATAATCTCGAATTGTCTAGTGGTTTTTCAGAACGTAAATTCTCACAAGAAGACCCAGAGTCATATAAAAAATTCAGAGCGTATATGAAAGAAAACAAATCCGCTCGTAGAGAAGAGAATGAAGCGTCCGGTAAGAAAGGCAAAAGATATAGACGTACAGAAGAAATGTTCGCTAAGGCCGATGCCATAAAGTTGTTCGCTAAAGAAATCGCTCTTGCAAATGCTGCCACGTTTAGAGATAAGAGGACTAAGATAGAATATACACCTGAAAAAGATGTAGATTTAAGTAATGTCAGTGGTGTAAAACCACCAAGCCAGACACCAACTAATCCAAATATGATGGGACTAACTGCTCAAGAGTTTGAGGAAATTACTCCTGATGTAGATGCACAGGATGCCTTCTATAGTGCAGGTAATAATCCGGGTTCAATATACACACACGATATGCACCTAGAAAAGATTTTAAACGGAGATGGGGATAAGGATTCGATATTCAAACTTAAAACTTTGCGACCTAATTCTCTACCTCCACTTAGTAACAGTAACTTAGCACCGGAAATAACTCCAGTTGCGGGTTCTAATCTAACACCAGTTGCCGCAGGAGATGCTCAAGCGAATGTTGGTGCTGATAAACTAAAAGAAGACACTGTTACTCCTGCAATGTCGGCTGCGAAGAATGGAAGTGCTGGAGGAGGGGGAACTACGGTCATTAACAACACTACTGATAATAGCCAACGTAACTCTAGCGTTAATAATCAAAACTCGACGGCTCACGCTCCATCTAGTCCGCCGGGTATAGGACATATGGGGGTAACCACCCCAAGAGGATAACTACTACAAAAGGAAATGTAAATGCAATATCAACAAATATCGGAACTTATCGATAAGTTAGGATTGCCGATTGTTGGTTTATTATTTGTAGGGTGGGGTTTCTGGAAGATTATAAAATGGTTACAAGTATCGCTAACAGACAAAATCGATATGCAACAGAATATTATAGTGCAGTTAATTGATAGGATACGAGTATTACAGACGGACATATTAAAATTAGATACAATGATAAGAGTGAAATATGGCCTCGAAGTAGACGAACAGCGAATTGAACGGTCAAATGACCCCAAATACGATAAGTCAACACGAGACTGGAAACAATAGATTTAATAAATAGAACGATAACGAATTAATAATAGGAATAATTATGGAAAATATTCAAGAAGTAGGAACCACGAATGCTGATATCGGTACTGCCGATTTTAGTTTTAATACGCTCATCGAAACATTTGAAGAGTTGCCAACCATCTCACTATTGAGAGCCGTGGCGGCAGTTGTTCCTATGAAAATGAGTACAGGCTCTATCATCAATCTTAAACGAGATGCGGCAACGAATTCGTTTAAGACGGTACAAGCGGCCTTAACCATCAATACTGCATCATCAAATCCAATTCAATCTGGATTATCAATGGAAGCATTACGTGATTTGTACAACCAATATCAATTGGATGGATACAAGATTGCGGCGAATCTATTGAAGGGTATTACTGACCAGGCAGAAAATGATGCTTTCATCACCTTTCTTAATGCCAACTCATTAAATACTCCAGTGTTAACTTTGACTGCACCAGGAAATGCAGAGCAAAATTTGTTTGAAATTACTCAGAGAGTTCAAGAACTTGTTATTAAGATGAACACTCCTAACTTCAGAACATTTGATGCTTTCGCTATTCTTCCTTATAAAGTGGCAGCCGCTATATCCGCTCTAAGTGGATATGCTCGTGGAGACGATGACACTGAAGATAGATTGATTGTTAACAAGATGGGTAAGACTAGATACTACGTCAACCCAGATGTTACAGCCACACAAGCCTATGTTGGATTAGGTAGCAGAGATAAGAGTTCTATGGGCTCGACTTCAGTTATTATGGGTACATTCCCACAAGAACTATTGCGGTCACAGAATGTAGAATCTTTCCAAGGCAATATCGGTATTCTAAACCGTTATGCTACGGCAGCCAATCCACTATCTGTCGCTGGTTCAGAAATGTTAATGGAATTCGCAATAGCGTAAACCAAAAAAAGGGGCCCCTTTCGGAGCCCCTTTGAAACATTTCCTGATGGACTTATGCTTCGGCTAGTTTAGAAAAGTAACTCATAGTGTCATCTTCTTCTGCAGGTTCACTAGCAGTATCACCAGAAGTCCAAGGTGCTTCATCAGATGCGATATCTGAGACCTTAGCGGCTGGGGCTGATACTGATTCCGCAGTAAAAGAATCTGCCGATTCAGAACCACTTCCAATTACTCGGAAGAACTTCTTCTTCAACTCATCATAAGATTTGAACTTATCTTCAGCAATTTCAGACTCTAAAGAATACAGACCGTTATAAAGGGTCTCCATTTCTTCTTCGCTTTCTAACCACTGAGTAGGTTCTTCAAAACCAGACTTGTCGTACTTCACAAAGCCATCTGCTTTACGAGCCTTCAATTTGAAGTTCGCTCCGCTGAATAGATTGAAGACGTTGACCGGGGTCTCATCATCAAACTCAGGCGCACCTGCGGCTTGTATCATATCAAAAATAGACTTACCATATTTGAAAAGAAATACTTTCCCTTCATTTTCTGGATGGGCGGAATCACTAACAACATAGACGTTAGAGATATACTGAAGCCTACGCTTCCTATCTCGTGCAATCTGTTTGTTAGAATCTATACCTGAATTCCACAATTCTGAATTGGCTTCAGAAATTGGGTCTTGTTTCCCAATCGTTGTGAGAGAATTCTCGATATACCAACCACCTTTACCTTTGAAACCGTGAGAATAGATTTTCACGAATGGAAAATCCTCTTCGGCTGGAGCATCAAGGAAGCGAATGATTGCGTAACCATTGCTTGCTTTATCTCGTTCTAACTTCCAGTAACGGTCGTCTACATAACTAGCCTTCGAACCACCACCGGCGGCTGAAAGTTTGTCCATCATTGATTCTACGTCTTTTTTAGACTTAGAACGCTTTTTAAGAGCGGCAAAACTCATATGTTTTCTCCTGTTTTATATTAGATTTTAGGGTTACCATTATTGGCACTACCTGCTTTTGAAACGATTGACTAGTTTGCGGCTGTCTTTGTAGGTACCGCTTGAGGGCCTTTAGGTTTGTCTTCCGACTTTACCTTTGGACCATCAACTGGGTCGGGTGCTTCATCCCCATCCATAACGGCTTTAATCGCTTGAGCAAATCCTGCTCGTGCCATTTCAAGTCGCTGAACTTCTTTGTCGATAGAAACTAGATGTTCGATAGCAATCTTGGCCACTTGTGGCAAGGTTTCCACGTCATACTCACTTCCATCAATTCGTACAGTATTTTTCTGTACTACATTTTCATTACTCATACTTAATTATCTCCTTCAAGATTGGTTTTAATAACATCGCTTCCGCGAATTTCTCTTTCGAGTTCTGTTGCTAGTTGCTTCATCGAATCGATTTTCGGGTCTAATCCAACAATAATTCGGCTAGGATTATCACGTTGCAATCTATTTATAGCGTAAACTTGATTGCATTCATCAACTAAGGCTAGTAACTTTATAGTGACTTCTTCATCACTGTGGATTCGACCTATACTCAACTTCTTACACCTCCAGCTAGTTCATCGGACTTTCTCGTAGTGCTTCATTATAATATGTATTATACACCCTTATTTTCCGAATGTCAAGTGTTTTTTTACATTAATTGCATATTTTCTCACTTCTAATTGGGCGTGAGGGTCTTCCCGTAGTTCAATCAATCTCCTATAAGCAAAGATTGACCCAGTTTCGACAAACTCAGTATACATCGATTGAGGTAAAACTGACCGTGCTTGTTCAGGACAAATGTTCTCATCGTTCATCAATTCGTTATATTTAGATGTTATGCTCTCAGTCGCATTGGCAATCCATCCCTGCATATCTCCAGAATGTCTATGAACTTCGTTAGAAGAACCTTGTTTAACAGATGGTGCCTGAAGTCTCCATTCATTTGGAATAAAGAACTCTGGAGCATCCGAAACGTAGCGTCTACTAACTTCATTTCTAGTAAATCCAATCTGGTGCTTATACCACTGCCTAGCAATAAAGATAGGCATCTTAATACGGAACTGAGCGACCTTTAGTTTTTGAGCATTCCATCCAAGTCCTTCATATAACTCTATTTTATTCCACCAATCATTATCAACATCAGCCAACATAGGTGTCCAGTCTTCGACCAAATGGGGGTCAGCAGATTGGAACATAGGAACATTGAAGGCTCTCAAACTGAGTTCGTTGTTTCCCCACATTGATGCGGTAATGATACCGTGTTTGATGAACGCATAGAGAGAGCCACGCTCATAGAACCTGACACCACCATCTCCCATACTAATGACTGCACGAACAAATTGTTCATCGGCAGACTTAGCACACCACACAACATAATCTTGAGTAGTCATTTTTCGCTCAAGCATATATTGAGCGTGGGAAAACGGAGTCCAATGTTGATGCTTGGCTAGATAGTTAATTAGTCCAGCATCTTTATCTTGAACTTCGGTGTGGATTTTGTGCATAGAAACCCTGGCCGCATTAACTACCTGCAGGTCAGAGGGTTCAATTGGAAGTCTTTCAATTGAAGAAACTCCATCCCCCAATGGGTCTAAAATACCAAGGCTACGCATTTTTTACGTATCCATTAAATGTTTCATTAAGAAGTTGTTTTGACCCCTCACTAGCATTTAGCATATCGATTAACATTGTATAATCCCGTCTGGCATCGGTACTAGTACCATACATTAGATTTGTTTCTACTAGAACATCATTAAGCATAAAACTCAAGGCTAACATATGTTGCCCCTCGTACTTCACGCCTTTGAGATTCATCTTTGTTAGATTGACCTCTGTTTGGTCGCTGTCATTCATCTGAGGCATTTAAAAATACTCCTTTCATTATATTACCATAATTATTATCATCTAACTTTAAGAACTCAGAATATCTATCATATCGGTATTGTTCAGAAGGGAAAATATAAGAGTCAATTATATTCTTGGCGATTCGTTTGCTAAATTTTAACACTGAATCCATTATAATATATGACTCTACCTCTATCATCCTTTGCTGAACAAATCGAAATATGATAGGATGTTCTCCATCCTCTACATCAAACAATCTGTCGAACCCCAATCCACGAGCGATTAAGAATTCATTAACTTCCTTCAAGTCTTCTTCAAATATGTAGTTAAGAGATTGAACCCTTTTCTTCCATTTGAAGTAGACATCCTCACTTTCTTTGCTATGTAAATTCCCTATCCAAACTGCATCACTTCCGTGATATGCAAAATTGGCTACGAAATATTGTAGCAAATCTTTCTTCTGCTTGTTCCCTAAAGCCTCAAAGAAGAACTTATCGTTCCGCCTTTCGTAGGTCGAAACATTTAAACTTCTCATTTTTCCATTATACTTAACATAATTATAGTCGTTATGTATACTGAAATGTTGCTTCAAGGAAACATACAATTTATATGCTTCAAATCCTGTCACAATGGCAATACACTACCTGGTTCTTCGTCATCTGCAATTTGATTATTCTTTATTGCTTCTGCACTAACTTTCACAAGAAACGCAGGAGAGATTAACTTCGCTACTGCTTTTGGTTCTATCTGGTGTTCAACCATATACTCAACCATTGCATCGACATAGGACACTCCTCCGTCAATTCGTTCTTCAATCAATAGTTGAAACGCTTGTTGTTTATTCACTTTTCTCATTAATATTTCCCCTTCCCTGGAATTACATTTCTGATTCCCCCGGTGGGGTCCTCGCCAATATCGTCTTTCCGTCTAGGAATAAGATGGACGTGGGCGTGTTCAACTGTTTGACCAGCATCGAAGCCGTTATTAAATCCTACATTGAAACCAGTAATTGTGGCATCTATTTTCATCAATTCTTCCTTTGAGTAGTTAAGAATTTCGTGTAGAGCCAGCACTTCTTTTCTACTTAAATCAAATATCTCGGCTGTGTGTCTTTTAGGTATCAACAAAGTATGATACTGAGTCACCGGGAAATTGTCTCGTACTGCAATGAACAAATCATTCTTAACAATTGACTTGCCCTCTGTAGTGTAGAATTGTTGTTCTCCAGAGAAAACTTGACTCTGGTGCCAAACAACTTCGTGCTTAATATTACAAAATATACAATCTTTCATAGGTTCATTATAACACAGTTTCTAGTTGCGGTCAAGTAGTTCTTTACAAATAATTTCACGTTCTGCGAATGGCATTTGTTCCCATCCAGCAATTTCCGATAGTGTACGCTTACAGGTCTTACAAAGGTTCTGGGCACCATTCATCTTACAATTAATCGTACCCCAACCAACACAAGGTGTTTGTGCTACACATTGGCTTATAAATTTTTCTTTACTAGTATTACTCATCTACGTCTCCAGTCGTTTCAAGGCTTTTTTAACTAAGATATGGACAGTCTCGCTATTCCATCCGAAAGTATCAACATACTCACAGAAGATAGGGGACTCATCCTGTCTTATTCTCTTATAGTTTCGCATCCTAG